TTCCCCAATTTCTTTTTGGTCTACTATACATTCTTTTTATTAATATCTTCAGTCACTATTTTAATAGGAGCTTGTTCAATACGCAATATTTGTGTAGTTACTCCTGATGAAGCTAACTTAGTTTCATCTTTCTCATCTTTTTTCTTTTTACCACCTGGGGTAATATTAAATGTGGCTAGGCACCCTGTAAAGACGCTGGCGATGAAAGTGATATCCTTAACCTCTCTATCTTCAGTGATACCAGGTATTGTGATGTAGTTTAAAGAAATTATAAATCCAGCCCACACCATTACTCCAAGTCTAATCAAAGTACCTAAAAAGGCCATTTGTTCTTCTTTGTCATCTATGCTTTCTTTTATTTTCGAGAAAACATTCTTCTTTTCTTTTGGATTTTCAGTC